GCCGATGGCGACGCGTCTGAAACGTTCATCTACACCGCGACCGGCTTCCCGCCGGTCACGGTGTTGGGCGTTTTCAGGGATGCGCACACCTACGTCGACGCGCGCACCACGGTCCAGGTGTCGACCGTGCAGCCCACACTCGACCTGATGCGCGCAGATCTGCCGCGCGAGCCGCGCACGAACGACACGGTCGAGAGCGTGGTGCCGCGCTTCCAGGGACGCATCTGGCGCGTCTCCGACTCGCAGCACGACGGCGAAGGGATCTACAAGCTCTTCCTGATCCAGACGCAGGGGCCGACGCCGCCATGAGTCTGCAGCGCCAAGCGATCCTCGAGCACGTGCGCGACCTGCTCTTGATGCGCACCGACGCCGGCGCGAACGTGCACTTGAACAAGGCCGAACCCGACCAGGTCAACGACCTGCCCTCCATCTCGGTCTTCGGCGTGTCCGAGGCGCGCGGCGAGTTTCAGGAGAAGTCTCCGGTGCGCTTCATGCGCATCCTCAAGCTGGTCGCCGAGCTGAAGATCGCCGACCCCTTCTCCGATGACGCGTCGTTCAAACTGAACACGCTGGCCGAGCAGGTCGAGCGCATCATCCTGCGCGACCCCTTGTTGCGCGGCCGCGACAAACAGACGGCGCTCGCCAACGACTGCCGCTTCCAGGGCATGGACCTGGTCATCGACGCGCAGAGCGGTTCGGTGATCGCCGGCCTGGCCGACCAGTTCGAGGTCGACTACCTGTACGAGCCCGAGGAAGAAGCGCCCGCGCAGGTGCGTTCGCTGCTCTCCGTGCACCTCGATTACCCGCTCGCCGAAGACGGCGCCAACGACACGTCAGATGACGTCGCCCTTGTAGGCGGATAGGCTCACAGCCAATGGACGCACTGACCATGCACGTTCGACCCTCGCGCGCGGGCCTGCGCGTGATCGATCCCGCGACGCGCAAGCCGCTGCCCGAAGAAGGCTACGCCGTGCCGGCGAACGGATACTGGCAGCGCCGCGTCCTGCAAGGCGATTGCATCAAGGTCGAGCCCGAGCTCACCGCGCCACAGACGCCCACCACCGATCAGCCCGATCCCGAGAAGCGCAAGTCGAAGAGGTAGCTCATGCCGATCGCATTCAACTCCATCCCGGGCGGCATCCTCGAACCGTTCATCGCGGTCGAGTTCGACAGCTCGCACGCCGAGAGCGGGCCGGCGATCCAGCCCTACAAGGGACTGATCGTTGGCCAGCGACTCGCGTCGGGCACCGCGCCCTTGCTCGCGACGACCACCGACAAGCGCCTGATCACGAGCTACGAACAGGCCTCGGCGGACTTCGGCACGGGTTCGGTAGCCGCACGCATGTGCAAGGCCTGGCTCAACCAGAACCGCGTCACCGAACTGTGGGCGATCGGCGTGGCCGACGCGGGCGGTGCGACGGCCTGGACCCAGCTCTTGACCGTGACGGTCACGACCGCGCTCGCTGGCACGCTCTACCTGCACATCTGCGGCGAGCTCGTCGCGGTCGGCGTCGTCGCCAACGTGACGCAGAACAACCTCGCGATCGCGATCGCAGCCGCGGTCAACGCGTTCGTCGGCCTGCCGGTGACGGCCAGCGCGACGACCAACGTGGTGACTTTCACCGCGCGCAACCTCGGCACCTGCGGCAACTCGATCGACATTCGCCTGAACTACCTGGCGGGCGAGACCACGCCGGGCGGCGTGACGATCGTGATGGCGGCGCCGACCTTGGGTGCGACGGATCCGACCATCGTCGACACGCTGGCCGTGATCGGAGACACCTGGTTTAACCGCATCGTCTCGGGCTGGCGCAACACGTCGGTCGAGAACGCTTGGGCGGCCGAGATGGACGCGCGCTTCGGGCCCCTGCGCCCGATCGACGGGCGCGTGTTCTTCGGAGCCTTCGACACGCACGCGAACCTCGTGACGCTGACGAACGCGAAGAACTCCAAGCACCTGTTGCACTGGGGCGTCTACAAGCCCGCGTCCAACGAGTGGGAGTACGCGGCTGCCACCGCGGGCGCGACTGCGCTGTCGGCCCAAGAGGATCCCGCGCGCCCGCACCAGACCATCCCGCTCGCGGGCATCTACGGCCCGGCCGCGATCGACGAGTTCGACTTCTCGGAGCGCAACATCCTGGTCGACAACGGTTGCGCGACGACGCACGTCGAGAGCGGCGTGGTGCGCATCGGGCGCAGCGTCACGAACTACCAGCGCAGCCAGACCGGCGCGGACGACAGTTCGTACCGCGACCTGACGACGCTCGACACGCTCTCGTATCTGCGCTATTCGCTGCGCCAGCGACTCGCGACCAAGTTCCCTCGCAGCAAGCTCGCCGACGACGGAACGCGCTTCGGCGCGGGTCAAGCGATCGTCACGCCCTCGAGCGCGCGCGGCGAGATCCTGGCCTGGTTCCGCGAGCTCGAGGCGCGCGGGATCGTCGAGGGGTTCGACCAGTTCAAGCGCGACCTGGTGGTCGAGCGCAACGCGTCCGACCCCTCGCGTCTCGACATCCTGGTCCCGTCCAACCTGATCAACGGCCTGATCGTCATGGCCGCGCAGATCCAGTTCCGCCTGTAAGGCGCGAGGAACCTTCATGGCAACGCAAACTGTCGGCGGCGTGATCTCGATCTGGGTGGACTCGGTCAAGATCCGCTGCAAGTCGGGCGCGGAGTGGGAACTCGGCGTGCCCGAGCTGACGCCGGTCGTTGGCGCGGACGAGATGCACGGCAACAAGGAGACGCCCAAGCCCGCGTCGCTGAAGGTGACGACGACGCATGACAACGACGTCGACCTGAAGGCCTTGATCACCAAGCGCAACGTCACCGTGTTCATGGAACTGCCGAACGGACAGGGCGTCGTCTTCAGCGAGGCGAGCGTCGGGCCGGGCGGTCCCTTCACCACCGACGAGGGCGAGATCCCGCTGATGATCTACGCCCCGAGGGCTGAACTCGTCTGATGGAAGAACAACCGAAAGCAGCGCCCGACGACGCACTCGTCATTCCGCTCACCACGCCGGTTTCGATCGGCCCGCAGGTCTTCACCGAGCTGCGATTCCCGCCCAAGCTCAAGGGCAAGCATCTGCGCCGCTTCGGCGCGACCACGACCGGGAGCCTAGACCTCGACCTGTGTTTCAAAGTCGCTGCAGATTGCTGCGGCGTGCCCGACCGCGTGTTCGACGAGATGGACGCGAAAGACGCGGCCGGGATCTACACGGTGATGGTGGGTTTTTTGGCCCGTGCGGGGTTCCTGGGCAGTACCAGTCCTGCCTAGCGTTCCTCGCGTATTTCTATCACTGGCCGCCGTCCGAGCTCTGGCAGCTCGACTTCGACGAAGCCCTGATGTGGGTGACCGAAGCCGAGAAAATCGTCCGCAAGCAGCACAAAACGTAGGCTAGCCGCGTGGTCGCCAAGTTCCCGCTCGCCGTCGTCATCTCGGGCAAGGACGTCTCGCTCGAGTCGACGCTCGGCAGAGCGGACATGCGCTTGCGCGCGACCGCGCAGGTCGCCGGCCAACTCGGCAAGGCGCTGACGCTCGGCGTCTCGTTGCCGCTCGCTGCGATGGGCACGATCGCGGTGCGCACCGGCACGCAGGTCGAGACCAATCTGTTGCAGATCCGCGCAGCGGCGAATCTGACCACGGCGCAGACCGAGGACCTGCACAAGTTCGCGCGCGGTTTCAACGAGATGGGCGTCGGCGTGCGCGAGACCACCGAGGGCATGGTGGCCTTCGCCAAAGCTGGCCTCGACGTCGGTGCGATCAAGAACGTCATGCTCCCGACGATCACGCTCGCCAAGAACGAGACGATGGAGTTCGACCGCGTGTCCGAAGGCCTGGTCGGTGTGATCACCGGCTACCGCAAGCCATTCAGCGACGCCGCGATCGTGGCCGACCAGCTGACGGTGGCGGCGCAGGCGACGACCAACAGCCTCAACGATCTGTTCGAAGCGTTCACGCAAGGCGCGCCGGCCGGAGCGGGATTCAAACAACCGTTCGAAGACACGCTGGCGATGATCGCGCTGATGGGCCAGGCCAACTTCAAGGCCACGCTCGGCGGCACGGCCTACCGCAACGCCTTCTCGCGCTTGGCGAACCAATCGACCGAGACCCAGGAGCGGCTGCAGAAGCTGCTCGGGCCCGACTTCCAGAAGAAGATTACCGACGGCAACGGCAACCTGATCCGCATGGTGGACATCCTGCACCAGCTCGAGAAGGCGGGCGCGGACACCAAGGATATGTTCGCGATCTTCGGCGAGCGCGGCGGCCCGGGCCTCGCGACGCTGATCGGCCAGGGCAACGCCGCGATCGAGGACCTGATCAGCAAGCTGCGCCCGCTGAACGCATCCGGCGAGTCACTGCGCAAGTACCAGGTGACGATGTCGGGCGCCAAGGGCGCGCAGGACCGGCTGATGGCGAGCCTCCAGAACCTCGCAGACTCGGTCGCGCAAAGCGGGCTGCTCGATGCATTCACATCGGTCGTCAAACGGCTCGACGACTGGACGAAGGCGCTCGATTCGCTCTCGCCTGGCGCAAAGCGGTTCAGCTTGTGGGTTGGCGGTTTCGCGATCTTGGCCGGGCCACTGATCTCGTTCATCTCGAAGTCGGTCTACATGTGGCAGACGGCGAAGGCGCTGCGATCAATCGCTGTAGCGACCGAGGCGATCGCGGCTGCCGAGACAGCTGCAGGCACCGCAGCTGCCATCGCCGCGCCCAAGGTGGCGCTGCTCAACACGGAGCTGAAGGGACTGGCTGCGTTCGCGCGCATCCTCGGCTTGCCGATCCTGTTCGCGTTGATCGCGGGCGGCGACAACGAGACCGAACGCAGGTCGCAGCAGGCCGAGGGACTCACGCACGCGCGCCTGAAGGCGATCTCCGAGGAGGCTGGTGCGAGTCCCTACTCTGGATCCTCGCCGATGAACGTGGCCGAGATGCAGGCGCGGATCAGCTACCTGCAATCGCTGGGCTACGGCCACGGCAAGGAGTTCCAGCGCCTCGAGGTGATCTTCAAGAACGCGCCTGCCGGCACGACCGTCAACGCGAGCAAGGCGGACTCGGTCGACGTCGATGTCGGCTACAGCATGGCCACGCCGTAGGATCACGGCATGGCCTGGTCCTTCCGCGCGGCGAGCTTCCGAGGCGTCGAGTTCTTCCTCGACAGCGCCTCGCGCACGGGCGGGCGATCGCTGATCGCGCACGAGATCCCAAGCGGCGCGGGTGAGATTTGGGAAGACACCGGTCCCGAGCAGGACAAGTTCAGCCTGGAGGCCTACATCGTCGCGCCGACCTCGATGTCGGGTCAGTCGATCACGACCCAGCTGGGCACCGGATTCCAAACGCGCGACTCGCGCAACGACTTCATCTACACGCGCCGCGACGCGTTGCTCGCCGCAATCGACAAGCCCGGCCCGGGCGTTTTGATCCACCCGACATGGGGCACGATCTACGCACGCGCGCGGGTCTGGAACATCGCCGACGCCGCGGCCGAGCAGTTCTACATCCGCGTGACGATCGAGTTCGTACGCGATCGCGAGGAGCTCCCGACCGTCGCGGCGCCGGCGCGCTCGAGCGAAGGCGAGGCCGAGTCGCGCAGCCAGAGTCTCGAGACCGCGTCGGGCGACAACGTCACGGCCAACCTGGCGACGAGCTCGGTGGCCGAGACCGCCCGAAACGCGACGTCCAATGAGCTCACGAAGCTCAGCCAGAAGTTGCGCAAGATCAACCACTTCGCGTCGATCGGGCAAGAGGCCGCGACGCTCTCGCGCGATGCGGTGCAGCTGGCGCGCGATGCGAAAGACCTGGCGACCGCGCCGGCCGATCTCGTCTCGCGCGTCGTGACCAGCATCCGCGACGTCGAGCGCGCTGCAGCCGACGCGCTCGGCGCGTTCGCGGCCTACGAATCGCTGCTCGAGATCGTGCCGAGCGTTTGGTCGACCGACCAGGAGAACGCGAACGCGACGATCATCAACTCGCTCACGCGCGCGGGCGCGGTGGGCGGTGCGTTGCGCGCGGCGGTCAACATCGCCTGGGACAGCTACGAGCAGGCGATCGCCGCGCGCGACCGCATGCTGGCGAAGATCGAAGCCTTGGCGCTGGTGGCGTCCGACGACGAATACCAGGCCCTGACGGCGGCGGCTGCCTCGTTCGTTCTGCTCGTCCCGTCCGACGACGAAGCCCTGCCGCGCATAGGAACCTTCACGCCGCCGACCACGATGGCCGCGATCGTGATCGCCTGGCGCCTATACGCCGACCCCAACCGCGACGTCGAAATCATCGACCGCAACGAGATCAAGAACCCCAACTTCGTGCTCGGCGGGCAGCCGCTGCAGGTGCTGGTCGATGCCGAGCGTTGACGACCAGAGCGCACGGCGCGCGCTGTTCCGCACCACCGATCAGCTGCAGATCACGGTCGCCGGGCGCGGTTTCACGACCTGGGAGAACGTCACCGTCGAACGCTCGATCGAGCAAGCCGCGGGCGTGTTTTCGATCAACGCGACGAGCCCAGAACAGATCTCTGCCGGCGCTCGCACGCCGCGCTTCGGCCGCGCGGCGCGCTCGGTGTTGTTCGACGAGCGCATCGGCGTGTTGTTCCAGCTGCCGTTCGGCCCGCAGGATCCGGTCACGGTCAAGGTCGCTGACGAGCTCGTGATCACCGGGCGCGTCGACGCGCTCGAGGCTGCCTTCGACAAGGGATCGGGCACGGTCTTGCGCCTGGGAGGCCGCGACGCAGCCCAGGACCTGGTCGATTGCTCCGCGCTCAACAAGCCCGGGCAGTGGTTCGACGTCACGATCGAGCAGCTGGCAAAGGACATCTGCGCGCCGTTCAACGTGCCCGTTCGCGTGTCGCGATCGACCGGCGATCGCCTGGCGAGCTTCAAGCTGCAGGAGTCCGAGAGTGCGATGACCGCGCTCGAGCGCGCGTGTCGCATGCGCGCGCTGCTCTGCTTCTCCGACGGCGAGGGAGGCCTCGTGATCGAGGCGCCGGGCGCCGGCGGATCCGATGGACCTGGTCGCATCGCCGAGGGCGAGAACGTCGAGAGCGCGCGGCTGTCGCTCAACGAGGCCGACCGCTTCAGCGTGTACTACGTGCGCGGCCAGAGGCCTGGCAGCGCGGCTAGCTACGGCGACGCGGCCGCGCTGATCGAGAGCAACGCGCTCGACGCCGGCGTGCGGCGCTACCGACCGCTCGTGATCCTGGCCGAGGGCGCGGTGACCGACGAAGAGGCCGGCCAGCGCGCGCAGTGGGAGGCGATCGTGCGCGCGACGCGTGCGCACCGGCTGATCGTCACGGTCCCTGGTTGGCGCCGACCGCTCTCCGAACAGGTCTGGCGCCTGAACACGCTGATCCCGGTCGCGATCCCGACGCTGGGCATCTCTGCCGAGCTGCTCGTCGCCGGCGTGACCTTCACCCGCGATCGCAACGATGGCACCAAGACCCAGCTGCTGCTCGCGCGCCCCGACGCCTACATCCCGCAGCCCGAGCTGGAGGGCAAGTCGGCGAAGAACAAGTCCAAGCGATACACGGGCGAAGATCCGCTCGCGCCGCCGGTCGACGAAGAGGACGAAGACTTCGACTTCCGCTAGAGCCATGTTCAACCGCACGCTGCAGCATCTTTCGAACCGGATCCGCTCGCTGGTCGCCAAGGCTCGCGTGCGCGCGGTTCAACAGGGCGCGACCGAGATCCTCCAGCTCGAGACGCCGGGCGGGTTGGTCGACCGCGTCGAGCGCCTGGAGCAGTTCGGGTTCGCCTCGGCCACGCTGCCTGGCGCGGACGCGCTGCGCGTGTACGCCTACGGTGCGAGCGACCACCCGATCGCGACCGTGACCGCCGACGCGCGCTACCGGCCCACCAACTTGGCACCGGGCGACGCGTGCCTCTACAACGCGGCCGGCGATCGCCTGACGCTGAAGGCCTCGCGCGGCCTCGAGGCGAGCGTCAACGGCGCGTCGGTGATCGTGGACGCGACACAGATCAAGCTGCAGATGGGCGCAGTCTCGCTGACGGTGACGAGCGCCGGCGTGACCATCGTCGCGCCGCTCGGCACGACCACCTTCGTCTGAGGCATAGGAATGGATTTCCTATGCGCGCAGGTCGGCGACATCTTGAGCGCGGGCCCGGGCTCCAACATCTTGTCGAGCCTGCAGGCATCGGTGCTGGTCAACGGCATCCCGCTCGCGGTGGTCGGATCGCCCGTGCACGACCACGGCGGCGGCTCCCACAACGCTGCCGTGCTGTCGACCGGGAGTCTCAGCTTCAAGATCAACGGCCTCGCCGTCGCGTTCACAGGCAGTCTGGCGAGCTGCGGCCACGTGGTCGTAGGAACGGCGCCTGTAACCGTGACGGGCTAGGGACGCGCAGCGGGGCGCGCTACGCTTGGCGCCGTGGACGTCGCCGTCGAAATCTCACAGACCGGCCCGGATATCGTGATCGAGAACGGAGACCTGCGCCCCGACCGCGGGCTCCGCACGGCGGCCCTGTTCAGCCTGTTCAGCGACGCGCGGGCCACCGACGAAGAGATCCCGACCGGCGACGACCCGCGCGGCTGGTGGGCGGAAGACGCCTCCCAGCCCTGGGGATCCAAGCTGTGGCTGCTCGCGCGCGCCAAACGCACGGTCGAGACGCTGGAGCTCGCACGCGGCTACGCGCGCGCGGCCTTCGACTGGGCGGTGGCTGCCGGCCTGTGCGAGCGCGTCGACGTCACGACGCAATACGGATCCTCGGGCGAGCTCGAGATCACCATCCGCCCGCAGCGCGGCAGCTCGCGACGCTGGCAACATCTGTGGACGGGCGAGAAGGAACGCATCGCCGAGCTCGACGGCGTGCTGGTGCGAATCCTGCCCGACTAGGAGTCCCATGCCCTTCACGCGACCGACGCTGCAGCAACTGATCACGCGCACCGAAGCGGACCTCGCCGCGCGCCTGGGCCTCGGCCAGCTCGTGCCGCGCGGGTTCTTGAAGGCGATCGCGCGCACGCACGCTGGCATGGTGCACGGACTGTACGGCTACATCGACTGGCAGAGCCTCCAGGTGCTGCCCGACACCGGCGACACCGCGACGCTCGAACGCTGGGCCAACGACCTGGGCGTGCCGCGCAAATCTGCGACGTTCGCGGGCGAGGTGCTGGGCAACGTGACGCTGACCGGCACGAACGGTGTCGACGTCGACGTCGGCGTGATCGTCCAGCGCGCGGACGGCGAACGCTACTCGGTCAAGACGCTCGGCACGATCGCGGCTGGCACGGTCACGGTCCCGGTCGTCGCGCTGGTCGCCGGCCAAAACGGCAATTCGCTCGCGGGCGCGCCGATCACGCTCTCGACGCCGGTCACGGGCGTCAACGCTGCCGGCGTCGTCGGGCCGATCGACATCGTCGGTGGCGCGGACGTCGAAACCGACGAGGAGCTCCTGGTGCGCGTGCTGCAGCGCATGCAGAACCCACCGCAGGGCGGCGCCGAGGCAGACTACGTGCGCTGGGCGCTCGAGGTGCCGGGCGTGACGCGCGCTTGGTGCCTGCGCGAGCACTTCGGCATCGGCACGGTGGGACTGACCTTCGCGGTCGACGACGACCCGAGCGGCCCGATCCCGAGCCCGGCGCAGGTAGCTCTCGTGCAGGCCTACATCGACGACCCGACGCGCCGGCCTGTCCCGGCGACGCTCACCGTGTTCGCGCCTGGCGCGGTCACGGTCAACTTCGTCTTCTCGGCCATCACGCCGGCCACGGCCGAGGTCAAGGCCGCGGTCGAGGTCGCGCTCGCCGACCTGATCCGTCGCGACGGCGCGCCGGGCGACCCGCTGCTGATCAGCCACGTCCGCGAAGCCATCTCCAACGCGCCGGGCGAGAGCGACTACGTGCTCACCACGCCGGCCGGCAACACCGCGATCGCCGCAGGATCGATCCCGGTCATGGGAACGGTCACATGGCCGTAGACGACCTCACGCGTCAGTACGCCGACCAGCTCGAACTGCTGCTGCCGCCTGGGCGGCTCGAGGCCCATCCGGTCGGCCCCAACACGCGCGCGCTGATCGAGGCGATCGCCGAAGAGTTCGCACGCACGCACGAGCGCGTCGTGCAGCTGGCGGCCGAGCAGGCGCCGCGCTCGACCTCGGAGATGATCTCCGACTGGGAGAAGACGCTGGGACTGCCCGACGCCTGCGTTGGCGGTTCCAACTCGATCGACGAACGGCGCGCGCAGATCATGTCCAGGCTCGCCGTGCAGGGCGGCAACTCGCGCGCGGCGACGACCGCGCTGGCGCTCGCGCTTGGCTACCCGATCACGATCGAAGAACACATCGTCTTGCGCGTCGGATTCCGCGTCGGCGATCGCACCTACGGCGTGCTCGGCGGTTGGCCCTGGACCTTCACCGTCCACGCGCCCGTCGCCACCGCGCGGTTCTTCTACGCAGGTTCGAGCGGCGCCGGCGATCCCCTGTCGTCGTTCAGCAACACGCCGCTCGAGTGTTCGATCCAGCGCACGGCCGCCGCGCACGCGCATGTGCTCTTCAGCTACGACCAGGCGCCGTCGCCGGCCGACTACCAGCCCTGGGGCGTGTACGTGATTCCTGAACCGTTGATCCTGCGGCTCGTCTTCCCGACCATCACCCTCATCCTGTAGAGCGAGACCATGCACAAGATCAACAGCGACGGATCGGTTGGTGGCGAGTTTGTCGCAGCCGACGCTGGCCTCGGGCAAGTCGCCACGGAGGTCACCGCTGACTGGCTGAACAGCGTGCAGCGCGAGATCTGCAACGCGGTCACCGGATCCAACCAGACGCTCAATCCCGCCGACGACACGCAGCTGTTGCAGGCGATCCGCAACCTGGCCGGCAGTTCGAACACGCGCAACGTTCTGATCAACGGCGACTTCCGCCTGAACCAGCGCGCAGGGCCGGGCACGATCTCGAACGGCACCGCGATCTACATCCACGATCGCTGGCGTTTCTTCCCGGGCACGGGCAACACCAACACGCTGACCGTCACGAGCACGGGCTACCTGCCGCCCGACCCGATCACCGCGATGCGTTGGTCGCAGACCTCGCAGCTCAACGGCTCGGTCAATCCGCAACTGCAACAGCGCATCGAGAGCATCTACACGCTCTCGGGCGCGCTCGCGACGCTCTCGTTCAAGGTCAAGTGCAACACCGGGCAGTCGACGACGATCACGCCCAAGCTGCGCCAGTTCTACGGCGCGGGCGGCAATGCGGACGTCGTCACGACGGCGAGCGCGGTGAACGTCGGCGACGTCTGGGTGCGCTACTCGGTCACGTTCAACGTGCCGGCCGTCAACACGGGCGGCTCGGGCGTGCAGGCCGGTCACTACCTGGAACTGCAGCTCGAGATCCCCAAAACCTACGCTAGCTTTTTCGACATCAGCGAGATCCAACTCGAGGTCGGCAGCGCGCCGACGTCGTACGAGCGCCTCAACGACACCGTGCTGCTCGCGCTCGCGCGGCGCTACTTCGAGAAGAGCTACATCCCGGGCCACGCACCGGGCACCTCGACCAATAGCAGCCTGTCGGGCGCCTACGCCGAGGTCGCCGAAGTCGTCGGCCTCGCGATCCGGTTCGCGACGCAGAAGATGGCCTCGCCGACGGTGCTCTGGTGGTCGGCCACAGGCACGGCCAACAACATCACCTACAACGGCGCAGATCGCACCGTCACTGGCACG